ACACGGCAAGGTCATCACCAACGGCGCTGTAACAGGACGTATGACGCACCACAGCCCCAACATGGCTCAAGTGCCGTCAGTAAGTGCAGAGTACGGTAAGGAATGCAGGTCACTGTGGACTGTCGATACGGGAAACAAGTTGGTTGGTATAGATGCCAGTGGTCTTGAGCTGCGTATGCTGGCACACTACATGCAGGACGATGGTTACACTAATGAGATATTGAGCGGTGACATACACACTGCTAACATGAAAGCAGCAGGCTTAACAGATCGTAACCAAGCTAAGACATTCATCTACGCCTTCCTGTACGGTGCTGGTGCTGCAAAGATTGGTGAGATCGTTGGTGGCGGCTACAAGGAAGGAGATAAACTTATAAACTCATTCCTACGCAACACGCCAGCACTTGACAAGCTACGCAAGAAGGTAGCAAGACACGCAGCTTACGGCACACTGCCAGCACTAGACGGTAGACGCTTGCGAGTCAGAAGCGAACACGCAGCACTAAACACACTACTACAGGGTGCTGGTGCTATTGTAATGAAACAAGCATTGATTATTTTGTATAAAAACTTGACAATGTATGAGATACCACACAAGCTAGTTGCGAACGTACATGATGAATTTCAAATAGAGACATCAGAACCATTTGCACACATTGTAGGTAAAGGAGCAGTAAGAGCTATCCAGCAAGCAGGCGAACACTTCAACCTGCGCTGCCCGCTGGACGGTGAGTATAACATAGGCAACAACTGGGCAGAGACTCATTGACAAAAACCACTAAATGTAGTATAATATTATCAATTTAACAAAGAGGCAAAAACCATGACAGAACTAAAACCAGTAACACTAAACTGCGAAATCTTTTGGGCTTCTATGCAAGAGCGCAACCGTATGTCTAACAAGTATCAGATTGACCTAGGCAACCTATCAAAGGCTGCTGCTGATGCTTTAGAGATGCGTGGCATCAATGTTCGTCGCAAGGACGGCCAAGGTGACTTCATCACTGTAAAGTCTAAGAATCCCATTCGTGCTTACGACAAAAACGGTGAAGAGATCAAAGGTGTATTAGTAGGTAATGGCTCCATTGGTAAAGCTGTAATTGGCTATTACGACTGGAAGAACCCAGCAGGACAACAAGGACGTAGCCCGTCACTGATGAAGTTGGTCATCACTGACCTAATCATCTACGGCGGCGGCCCAGAAGTTAAAGAGGCTGATCTGGAAGAAGCGTTGTGATTTTAATTGACGCTGACATCTTAGCCTACCGCATAGGCTGGTCATGCAACTCAGAAGATGAAAGCACAGCCGTCAGAACTCTTGACGGCTTTATCATCGACTTACTAACCATACACTTAGGAGCTGACGAAGAAGACTCTGAATACGTCCTCTATCTAACTGGTAGAGGCAACTTCAGGAAAGAGTACGCTGTCACAGCAGAGTACAAAGCAAACAGAAAAGGCAAAGAGAAACCAGTGCATGTACAGGCGCTACGAGACCACATGATTGCTAAGTGGGCTGCTGTAGTAACTAAAGGCGAAGAAGCAGACGATGCTATTGCTATAGCTGCTACCAAGTATGGCGACAAAGCCATCATGGTGTCATTAGACAAGGACTTCGACCAAATAGAAGGCTGGCATTACAACTTTGTAAAACGCAGTAAATACTATGTAACCAAAGAAGAAGGCTTAAACTTTTTCTATCGTCAAATACTGATGGGTGACCGCATTGATAACATCATAGGCATCCACGGCATTGGAGAGAAGAAGTCAGCGAAGCTGCTAGAGGACTGCAAGACAGAGAAGGACTACTACGACAAGTGTGTAGAGATGCTAGGCAGTGAGGAACGTGTCCTAGAGAACGGCAGACTGTTGTGGCTGCGACGCTACGAAGGCCAAATATGGAGCTTCACAAGTGAGGAATAACGGAAGATGGACAGACGCGCGTTTTAAATCCTTCATAATCTCAGCCTTGCGCGGCGCTCATGGTAAGTGGGGCGTTAAGCACGATGCTAAGAAGAAGGCTTGGGTCAGCAGAGGTGTGTACAAATGCGCCTCTTGCGCCAAGCTAGGGCCAGCTACATTGCCACCACTTGAAGGAAATAAGCGCAAACGAAACAATGCAGCAGTAGACCATATAAACCCTGTAGTTGATCCAGTAGTAGGCTTTGTTGACTGGAACACTTACATCAACAGGATGTTCTTAGAGATAGATGGTTATCAAGTGCTGTGTTACAAATGCCATGCTGACAAGACAGCGGCAGAACGTAAGCGGAGAAAGAAATGACAAACCTAAGGGAAACAGCTCAAGACAGAACGCGTGAGAAAAAACTTCTTCGTATCATGTCCGAACACCTAGGCTGTAGCTTTTGGCAAAACCCTAATTTAGTTAAGTATCGGTTAGACGGTTGGTTTTACAATGAGTCTTACAACGGGTCTTGCAAAGGAGACATGATAGGCTGGGCAGAGTGTAAATGGTATGGAGATAACAAGACTGCTTTTTGCGCGTTAAATGTTCCAAAATACATGGAACTAATAAACCTAAGCAGCCTTACTAAACTTCCTAGTTATTTTATATTCAGAGAACAAGGAAGGTGGGGATACTTGATACTGCACAATGGCGTTCAAACAATTGCAGAGTTTACTGTCGTTCAAACAGGTGGTACACCAAAAGGAAGAACACCTAATCCAGACGACATAGAACCTCTAATAAAGTTTGACAAAAGCTATGTGCAATGGCAGTTAGCAGGAGACGAGTAATGACTAAACACTTAGTGATACCAGACACACAAGTAAAGCCAGACCAGTCTGTCGATCATCTTCGCTGGGCTGGTCAGTACGCAGCAGAGAAGAAGCCAGAAGTTATTATTCACATTGGCGATCATTGGGACATGCCTAGCCTCAGCAGCTATGACGTAGGCAAGAAAAGCTTTGAAGGTAGACGTTACATCAAAGACATCGAAGCAGGTATAGCAGGCATGGAAGCCTTTTTAGAGCCTATACGAACTGAGCAGGCACGTCTGAAGCATAACAAGTGGAAGCAGTGGAACCCTCGTATGGTGTTTACACTAGGCAACCACGAGAACCGCATCACACGCGCTGTAGAGTCTGACCCAAAGTTAGACGGTCTGCTGAAGTTTGAAGACCTGAAGCTTGAAGAGATGGGCTGGGAAGTTATACCGTTTCTACAGCCAGTGGTTATTGACGGCATAGCCTATTGCCACTACTTCACCAGCGGTGTCATGGGCAGACCTGTCAGCAGTGCCAAGCTGATGTTAACTAAGAAGTACATGAGCTGCATTATGGGACACGTCCAAGACAGAGACATAGCCTACGGACGCAAAGCAGACGGCACTAACATGCTTGGTTTGTTTGCTGGCATCTACTACAGACACGACGAAGACTACTTGACACCACAGACCAACGGAAGCTGGGCAGGTATCTGGATGCTGAATGAAGTAGCCAACGGAGGTTGTGACGAGTTACCAGTTAGTATAAACTATCTGCAACAACGCTACGGAGATTAGCAATGTCATTGACTTATTATGAGCTGCTAGATAGAATGGAACAGTTGGACGAGATTACGTTAGTAGAGATACTGGAGCTAACATCTAAGGAAATAGTTGCAGCTTTTTCAGATAGAATAAACGATAATTTTTATGAATTAGTAGAGGATTTTGAAGATGAGCATTAACTCAACAACACCAGAAATGTGGGACGCACTGCGTAAGAAGCATTCACCTATTGAGAACAACTTGCTAACAAACGCACTAAATAGCTACGCAGCAGAAGCAGAGAAAGAAGCTGAAGACATGGTGACAGCACCGCGTCATTACAACACAGGCAACATAGAGTGTATTGATGCAATAGAGGAGTCCATGTCCAGTATTGCATTCAAAGGCTATCTCAAAGGCAACTGCATGAAGTACCTGTGGCGCTATGACTACAAAGGCAAGCAGGTAGAAGACTTAAAGAAAGCTGGTTGGTACTTACAGAAATTGACAGAGATGGTTATAGAGGAGAATAAATAATGGATCAGTATCAACAGTTTATACACAAGAGTCGCTACGCACGTTGGATGCCAGAAGAGAAACGTCGTGAGCGCTGGGACGAAACAGTCAACCGCTATGTAAACTTCTGGGTTGATCGTGGTCAGCTAGACGACAAGACAGCACTAAAGCTTTTTAACGCTATTCACAACTTAGACGTTATGCCGTCTATGCGCTGTATGATGACAGCAGGGCCAGCATTAGCTAAGGACAACGTAGCAGGCTTCAATTGTAGTTATTTACATATTGACTCACCGCGTAGCTTTGACGAGCTGATGTACGTTCTTATGTGCGGTACAGGCGTAGGCTTCAGCGTAGAGCGTAACTTCATTAACAAGCTCCCTGTAGTGGCTGAGACATTCCACCCAACGGACAGCGTCATTGTCGTAAGCGACAGCAAGATTGGTTGGGCTTCAGCGTTCCGTGAACTAATCAGCCTGTTGTATGCTGGTAAAATCCCTAAGTGGGACATGCACAAGATTAGACCTGCTGGCGCTCGACTGAAGACTTTTGGCGGCCGTGCAAGCGGCCCTGATCCGCTGATTGATCTGTTCAATTTCTGTGTTGGTATGTTCCAGAAGGCCGCAGGACGTAAGCTCACGAGCATCGAGTGTCACGACATCTGCTGTAAAATAGCGGACATTGTAGTGGTCGGCGGTGTGCGTAGATCAGCATTGATTAGCTTGTCTAACTTGTCAGACCCGCGTATGGCGAAAGCTAAATATGGCAACTGGTGGGACACAGAAGGGCAGCGTAGGCTTGCTAACAACTCTGTAGCCTACACAGAGAAGCCAGACTTTGAATCGTTCTTGTCAGAGATGCAGAGCATGTACGAAAGCAAAGCAGGTGAGCGTGGTATCTTCAGCCGCATAGCAGCTAAAAACATTGCAGCCCGTAACGGACGCAGAGACGCTGATCAAGACTTTGGCACTAACCCATGCTCTGAGATCATCCTGCGCTCTAATCAGTTCTGTAACCTCTCAGAGATCGTTGTACGCGCAGAAGACACGCTGGACACACTGAAGGCTAAGGCAGAAGTAGCAGCGATCATAGGCACGTTACAAGCCACTCTGACAGACTTCCGTTACCTGCGTAGCTGCTGGAAGAAGAACACAGAAGAAGAAGCTCTGCTGGGCGTTAGCATGACAGGTATTATGGATCATTATCTATTAGGTAAAAGCTCTCCAGACTTGTCTAAGTGGTTGGAGGAGATACGAGATGTGGCTGTGGCAACTAACAAGAAGTGGGCTGTTAAACTTGGCATCAATCAGTCTGCTGCTATTACATGCGTTAAGCCAAGTGGTACTGTTTCTCAGCTTGTCGATTCTGCTTCTGGCATTCACCCTCGCTTTTCTGAGTATTACATTCGCAGGGTACGTTCAGACAAGAAAGACCCACTTGCAGCGTTTATGTCAGCAAAAGGTTTCCCAGTAGAACAAGATGTGATGAGCGAAGCGTCTCTAGTGTTTGGCTTCCCTGTTAAAGCACCGAAGGGCGGTACAACAGTTAAGCAAGTAGGCGCTATGCAGCAGCTACAGCTATGGAAGGACTATCAGAACTTCTGGTGTGAACATAAGCCAAGTATTACTGTGTACTATACGGACAGCGAGTTCTTGCAAGTAGCACAGTGGATATGGGAGAACTTTGACATCTGTAGTGGTATTAGCTTGTTGCCAGTGAGTGATCATATTTATCAGCAAGCTCCGTATGAAGACATCACTGCTGAGAAGTACAAGGAACTACTAGCGGCTATGCCTGTAGATATTGACTGGGAAGACCTGAAGTATTTTGAAGAAGAAGATAATACAACAGGGTCTCAAGAGTTGGCGTGTGTTGGTGGAGCTTGTGAGATAGTGTAGCTTATAATTAACATTGTACATTGTATGAAACAAAAGCCCTATAGAACACTCTATAGGGCTTTTTTGTTTACCTGCTTTTATTGGCTCTTATTAAAGTCTCATAAACTCTAGGATTACGTACACGTAGCTCGTCAAGCTTACCCGCTTTTTCTAGCTTATCGTAAGCCTGTAGTTGTTGCTTTAGTGTTGCAGAGTTTAAAGTGTTAAGAGCAGGAGCATCCATGCTAGTATCTCTCTGTCCAGTTGACATTTCTCCCCTAATAAGAGTCTGGACTCCTTTTGAAATCGGTTGATCTGATTTTTGTAACACAGCGTTTAATGTTTTTTGCCACTGCTGTTGACCAACTAGAAGTCTCTGCACTCCCTGCGTTGAAATAGCAGCACCAACCGCGATGCCTCGTATTGGGTTTCCAAAACCAAGAAGGGCGTTTGCAAAAAGTTTAAAGAAAGGAGAAGCATCTGTTTTAGCCGCTATTTGTTGATAACCTTTTACAGTTTCTTTAAGGCTGTTTAAGCGAATGTTCTCTACTTCTAGTTTTTTAAGAGCCTCTGCTTTATTCTCCGCATTAAGAATTTTAGAATTAGCTTGAGCTTTTAAAGTCTCTATTCTTTTTTGAGATTGTGACAAAGCAGCAGCAGCAGCTCTAGCCGCCTCTCTTGACTGCTTTGTTACCTGCTCTGTTGCTAGTTTTTGAATAGCCTTGTTAGATTGTTCAGTTTGTCTAATAATAGTGTTTGCTTCTTTTTGCAAAAAACCAGTACCTTCTTGAGCTGCTTTCTTGTTATTAGACAACACCGAGCCTAAATAATCTTCAGGAGTGAAAGAACCATTCTTTTTAGTGGCTTTTGTGATAGCATCCCTGACTATAATATTCTGACCCCATTGCTCTTTTTGCGCTAAAAAAGCCGCTTGCTCACTAGCGCTTAATTGCGGAAAAGTTATATCGTCTAATATTGAAACTAACTTCTTCAATACTATTCTATTACTAGCGTCTGCGCCTTCTGTGCCAAGTTTGTTGGCCATCTGTGCTACAGTTGTTCTAAGCTTGTTTAAAGTGTCTCCGTTAATTACATTTCCATTTTTAACATACGATTGTATATATTCTTCAATAACGCCAGCAGCGTTGACAGGCTTGCTTCCAGAGAGTCCTGCTAGAAGTTCAGCTTCGTCGCCTAAAGCAGTCCTGAGTTTTACAGCTACTTCTTGAGGGTTGACAGTAAACTCTTTTCCTTTAAGCATTTCAAAACCGTATTTATTCCACAAGGCATTGATTGACTTTTGTCTTTCGTGTAAATTAGGAAGACTAAAAATTAAATCTATTTCTTCTTTGGTTGCTCCACTAGGAATAGAATTTTTATGCGCCTGTACTCTTAGAGCTGCTTCAGCTGCGTTTGTGGCAGCGTCAGCATCAGCGACAGCGTTTAGTTTAAGGTTATCCGCTATTTCGTTAGATGCTATTTTTCTTTCCGCAGCAGTTAAATTCTGCGCTTCAAGTGCGGCTTCCGTTTCCCTTAGTCTAACAGCCTCAGCCTGTTTAGTAGTAGCTGCCAAACGACTATCAGCGTCTTTAATAGCAGAAGCAATAGTCTTCTCTGCGTTAGCAAGCTCTTGATCGGCAAGTGTTGTCCATCTTTTTTGTTGTTGAGCAATTAAACTATCAGCGCCAAAAGCATGTCTTACAATTTTGTTATAGCCGTATTCAAGAGATTTTTCCACCTTATCTACTGAGTTTTTTAAAGCAGCCATGCCAATCGGAATAAAATCACGACCTTTACCAAGTTCCTGAGCAATTCTGTTTGTTGTTGCGCCATTGGCTACGTAGCTAATAAGAGCTGTTGCGGGAGCGCCTATAAGCATACTGACACCCGCTCCTGTTGTAGCAGCTTCGGTTAAATCCTCACCTTGTGGTGCAAAACCAGCGGCAGCTATCGCACCTGTGGCGGCAAGTGCTGGCAACTCAGAGGCTACTTTGGGTAAAAGAGTGCTTCCAAAACCTAATAGATTTTTACCGCCAATGTCCCTAGCAATAGAAGCCTCAAAAGCAGTAGCTGGGGCAGGTGTCGTTGCTGCTCTTCCTAAAGCACTTTGAACACGCGCTTGTTGAAGACCTTGTACGCCTTGTTGTACTCTAGGAATAGACATAGCAGCCGCACCAGCAGCTTTAGTAGTAGCGGCTATACCTGTTTTAACGGCGTTATACACTTGAGAACCAGAACCAAAACCACCAATTAAATTTAATGTTAACCCTAAACCTGAGTTATCTTCAGTCCAAGCAGCTCTTTCGCTTTCTAACTGGCCGATCATTTCTCTTCGGACATCGTTATAAGAAGGCTTTGCAGTAACAGTCCCTTCTCTATTTTGCAGAGCTTGTGGAAGCTGTACGTTGCTTTCTTCTGGCTGTAGAAATGCTTGATAAAGACCTGCTGAAATACTAGCAGCTACTTCGTCAGACCACCCCCAAAAATACCCATCCAGCAAAGCTCGGCTTCCCATTGTAACGTCTTCTAACCAGTCTTCTTTAGCTGTTGGAGAATCACGCAGTATAGAAAGTTCTACTGGGGCTGTTACAGGAACATCACTTTTATTTGCCTTAGCTTTGTTTACAGTTTTATTTTTCCACTGAGCTTGTAAAAACTCCAGCTCTTTAGGGTTTGTAATTTCAGACATGTGTTACTCCGTTGCTGGGGGGTTTGCTGGAACCTCATAGAAAGTATACCCATCGTAAGTATAAACTTTCTTTCCGTCTGATGTTTCACTTACCATGTGAGCGTATGCTGGGTCATCCCAGTTAATATCTGGTTCCAACCCTTGACTAATTTTTAAAAGATTATCAAGGTTTTTTTCTATTGCTTGTAAAGTAGGCTCAATCGTGTTTGGCAAAGCTGCGTCTAATCTAGCAATGTTGTCTTGAAGTGCCGAAAACTCCATTGCGTTTGTTGCCCCTAGTCCAGTAGCTCCTGTGCTGCTTTTTGCTTTTAAATCTGCTATTGCATTCAAAGCTTGCGCTGATTTTATAGGGGCGATAGCGTTGTCTAAATTTGCATAAGTAGAGCCTCCAATAAAAGCTCCGTAAATTGGACTTTGTTTTTGAAGGGCCATGCTTTGTTCAGGAGATAAAGTAGAATTGTCTATAACGGTTTTAACAGCTAAACGAACAGCTGCTGCTTGTTTTGTTAAAGCGTTCCTTTTTATAACAAGGTCTTTAGTGTACTGTGCCTTTTTTTGACGCTCTACGTCTTTCTCTTGTGCAACAACAGCCTCGCTTTTTGCAGAAGTTCTATTTATAACCGCTCCAGCAGTAGCAGGATTGGTAGAAATTGTCACAAACTCATCGCCAACTTGTTTAATCTCAGGTGGATATATTTTTTCTTCTTTTGGAGGAGCGCCTAAAATATCAATACCTTTAGTAAGCGCTGCTTGATTTCCTAGCCTAATCGACGCAGCAAGCTGTGGATGTGTAACCTCTAGTCCTTGAGCAACTGCTTCTGCCTGTTCTGTTTTAGCTTTTGTCTGAGCTGTCAATATATCTTTTTCCGCAGCCTTCTGAGCAAAAGCACTCTTCAACGCCACTGCCCCAGCAGGGTTAATTTTACCAACCAACTCTACAATCTTTGCCTGATCTTCTACGCTTTCTGGATTGAGCTTTGCAACTTCCTCTTGTACAAACTCTGGTGTAGTGCGTGTGTCAACACCAAACATGCCGCCAACGGCTTGACTGAACCCCTTGTTAGCTTCTTGCATAATGCGCGTATAGTCTTGAGCGGAAGTAAGTGCTGCTGGCTGAGCTGCTGGCAACAAAGCGCCGCCTAAAAGTCCTGTTAAATCTTGTGCCATTGTTTTTCTCCGTTAGCTTCGTGTTGGGTCGTAGGGATAAGCGTCTAGTTGGTCATCAACACCGTCGCCGTCAAAGTCTGAAAAGCCACCACTGCCTGCTGTAACACCAAGCATACTAGACGAAGGAGCTGTTAGTTGTGATAAGTAACCTCCCGTGTTATTTACATTAGTTCCAGTAGTCATGCCAAGCATACTATTACTAGGAGCTACATAATTAGCAAGATAGTTCCCTACGTTATTTATGCCTTGTGATGAAGATGAAGGAGTAAAAAGACTGCTTAACCAGCCGCCTACAGAGTTTGTAAGGTTGTTAGCAGCACCGCCTAAAGCGTTTGTAACACCTTCCAAAATCCCACCACCTTGTGTACCTGTTCCTATAGCGTTGGACATTAGGGCTTGTTGTTGAGCTATTTGCAATCTATTAGCTAAATCAGCTCCTTGCAAATAACCCTGTAAACCAGACTGACCAAGCTGTCCTTGCAAAGTAGCAGCTGATCTGCCTGCTGTGCCTGCCAAGTTAGCAATGTCAGTGCCGTAGCCAAGAGCCTGTAGAGCTTGTTGCTGTGGCGAGTAACCAGCGCTTAATAAGCCAGAAGCGCCTGCCAGAGCCTGCTGTTGTTCCGCCATAGCCTGCTGACGAGCCGCCAGAGACGCACCCGCCATAGCCTCTTGACGTGCCTTCTCATACGCAAACTGCTCTGGTGAGCCACCGTACTGAGCAGTCTGTAGACCACCACGACCACTAGCAAACAAGTTCTCCTGCATAGCCAAACGCTGACGGTCTTCCTCTGGAAGCTGTGCAGCTCTGATCTGCTCGTACAAGGCTGCTTGTTGTGCAGCAGGGTCTTGACCAACTTGACCAAACAAGTTCTGAGCCTGTCCCATCAACTGCGCTTGTAGTGCTTGCTGTTGTGGGCTAAGTTCTAATGTATAACCACCTTGAGGAGTTGTAGCAGCTCTGCCTAGACCTGTTGTGACAGTATAGGGCTTGAACTGCGCTGTATCAGCAGCCCGTTGTCCCATCTGCTCTGCCATTGTAAGACCAGCTTGACCTACGCCATAAGCCCCTTCAATAGCTTGTTGACCAGTGTAATAGTTTCCAGTTGCTTTTAACACGTTACCAAAATCAAGATTACCACCAAGTAAACCACCAAGCGCTAAACCACCAGCAACCTGTCCAGTGCTAGGACCACCTGTAGGGGCGTTAGGAATGTTAAGCTGTGTATTACCAGCAGGCATAGCACCTGTAGGCTGTTGTGGCAACTGCGTGTTGAAGAAACCACCTTGGTTAGTTAGCTGTCCTTGCGGCCCTGCCATTCCCATTTGATCAGGAATATATCTACCCATTGCATCATACGCCATTAGAATGTACCTCCAGTAATAGTGCCAGCCGTTAGCGTACCTGAGACATTGACGGTGACGGCTGTCATTGTTCCTGTAAAGGTAGGATCAGCTTTATTAGATTTAGAATTGACAGCAGTAGCAATGTTGTCAAACTCAGTGTTGATTTCAGTACCCTTAACAATCTTAGCGG